TCTAGTCCTTTAGAAACTCGGCCAAAGAAAGATACTCCGTCTTGCTTAGCCGCGTTAAACGCTCTAGAAAAAGCACCACTTATCTTTTGACCGGCTTCAGAGCCAAGTCTTTCAGACCCTCTAAATCCATTACGAATGTCACCTTTTACACGGTTTGTTATCGCACGGACTATGACGTGAGCTTCACCTACGACTGCCATTTATCATCACCTACCCTATTGGCGCATCTAGTATTCCGTTAAACGGATCGTCTAAATTCGGGCCTACTTCAGTTGGAGGAGTGTAGGCCTTAACTGGTTCTTTGTATCTAGGGTTAAACGGTTTAATATCAGAATCATCATCTTTTGTAGAAAACGATGACTCTTCAGCAAACTGAAGATCATCTACCCCGCTAGCTGTATCAAAGCCAGCATTTTTCTTTTTAGCAGCATATTTATAAGATTTATTGTAGAAATCTTTGTAGAGGGTAGTTCTTAGTTGATCTCTTGCCTGAGATTGCTCTGCGGAACTTACATCAAAAGCATCTTCTAGCAGATAATGGAGTACGTCTAGCATGTCAGATGCCTCCAAACTTTCTAGTCTAATTCCGTTAAATATGCACTTACCGTTTACATACGGCCATAAGTCGAGCCCCCACTCGATTAACCCTATGGCCGCTCTATCGGGCGGTCTGAGTATTCCTCAATCAGCCATGAGACGATCTCGGCTAAAGTCTCCACAGGAACAATTTTTTCCTTGTCATTTAGAAGTGCATCAAAACGTTCGTAGCTTTCGTCAAGCAGAACGGTCTTGAAGAACTTGGTCATAACTGCTGCAGTTTTTGCTGGATCTTCTGATCCTGAATCAGCAACAAGGTCTAACAAAACCTTGCCCTGAAGTTGAGTAACACAAGTGAACTCTTCGTTGAAAAGTTTGAATTTTACTGGTTCAGCATTTGAATCTACTGATCCACCAAAGTCCTTGAATCTGGCCATAATTACAGTATCCTTAATTTAGTATTGAATGTGGACATGAAGTTAAAGTTATTTAACTCCATCTATTAATCTTAGGCTATCTTTCAAATACCTATTTGGCTTAAATCCAGGGTGAACCACACGTTTGCTATAGATAATACGGGCACCCGTCCTGAACCGAAGGGTTTTAGTTGTACCTTTTGGAGTGATAATCCTAGGTTTCATACCCTCGTGATGGACGTAGGCGTAATTGACTGTTGACCCAATTTTCATTATTTGCCCACCAACCATTGGCCTATGGTCTTGAATTCTAATAGACTCTCTAAGCCGACCGGTTCTGACACCCACCTGGGCCTTTGCACCGGCAACAACTTTAGTTCCTTGTACTGTTAGCCAACGGCCAACAGCACCATTCGGTGCGTGCAAAAATGTTTGAATTACAGGCTCATAAAAAATTACATCTTTAAATGAATATGTAATTCCGGTCGATACAGATCTAGAACCCCTAGAAACTGGATTGCCGCCAAAACCTTTACCCCTAGCAATAGTTCTTTTAGCAATCCTTTTACTTTGACCCAGGCTGTACGTAAGCCAGCTGTCAGGTATTATGTAATATGGCATTTTATGGAACCGCCATTGTCACCTGAAGGTTTATTACTTGGTAGCCACCTTCAGCTGACGGAGCCTCCAATGTAGCAATAACGCCAACACCAAAACCAGTCTCATCCCACTGATCTAATAAATTAATACTTTGCATAAGAACCCACGAATCAACCGCAGAAATGTGACCAGACTTCTCGATCTGCTCTGCTGTTGGTGGACGTCCGTTTTGTCCAACAATGGGGACGGCGCGTGCAATCATGATATTCATAACAACAGTCCTGGTTGTATTACAACGCTGGGGCCTACTTGCTTGATCACCAGGAGGGCCTAAATAAAGTTGTTGCACGGCCACCACCATTTGTTCGCAATCGACAATTGGAGTACCAAAGGTCCAATAGCGTCTAGCGGGTAGGGGTACGTTATACGACTGGTATATAGTAGCCACTCGTTCAACAACACCATCTAGCATTTCTTTTAACGCAAGCGCGTCTTCAGAAACGTTTGATATATCTACCGCTAATGCCATTTGTTACTCTGCTACTTCCTCGTCATCTGCTACGACTACAGCTGGCTCTTCTACTACAGGTTCGACTACAACCTCTGGCTCAACTACGGCCACTGGCTCTTCAACCTTTTTAGAAGCTGGCTTTGGAGTTACTTTTTTAGGAGCAACTACAACTTCTGCAGCCTTCACACCGCCGAGCATGTCGACAGCACGGAAGTTTGTCTGAACTGACATACTGTCCTACTTTCTTAGCTATATAACTTGATCTGGAGGTTTCCAGTCTCAATCTCTGATACGGTTTCTACACCAGCAATGGTTTTAGTAGCGTATAGAGTCCATGTACCCGGGTCTACCATACCTAACGCACCCCATGCGTTTTTGTATGTGACTGGGAAAGATACGGTTTGCGCACCGTTATTTAGTGTGATGTCAGAAGCAGATATTTCTACAGTTTTAGACCCAGAGTAGCTTCTTAAAACTACACTTGGTATCCAGTCCGGTTCATCAAAGAACAAGCTTACATCTACGCTTGCTTTTCCAGCAGATGTCCAAGTTGTAGTTGCTTCTCTAATTACGTTTATATCTGTGTCTGCATTTGTTGCAAGGACTAGATCTTTTCTGGTATACCTACGACCTCTAGGAACATCAGGGCTAAATACTCTAGCCTTGGCTCTAGCTTTGTCTGGATTTATAGACTTTAAGAATAGATCTACTACATATAAACCAGTTCTTACATCTTCAATAAAATCTTGGCTGTCGAGCAGTGTATAAGACACACCTTGCCGAGAAATAGAAGTAATACGCTGAGGCAGCATGCAGTCGTCATCGCCAGCCCACAGCTTGGCAAGCTCAATAGCCAACGTGCGAGCAGCCATTTTTCCAGCAGTAGGAATTGGTGATCCATAAGTGTAAGTAACTTCAACGTTGCAGGGAGTCCAGGGGACTCCAGCTGCAGCTTGAAGTGTCGAGTGATCTACCAAATAGTAACTATCCTCACTCAGGATATCTCCAGTTCTAATACGAACTGAGTGCACCTTTGTTACCGGTCTGCCACGTAATTTTATGCGTGACTCGGGAGAGAGACCATCCGATACCAATTCAGCATATTCTTGAAAATCAGTAATCGGAATATTGTAAACTTCACCAGAAATTAAAGTGGCATAGTAGTTTTTAGAAGAAGGACCCATACGATACGCACGCTTAGCACAGACGTATCTTTCAGTGACAGTGACTTCGCCAGTATATTTACGGCCTGACATAGTCCACATCAAATACGATGCAACTTCGCAGGCTTCCTGAGCAAACTCAGTACTTGCGTAGTAACCTAGATCGGCTGGTTCTACCCATAAAGCTGTCATTGAATATTCTCCTTAGTGAAGCGGGCGACGCGTTTTGTGAATATCACTGTAACGCGCCGCCCGTTCCTAACCGTTTATTAAGAGGTTGGGTCCTCGTTTGACTTGATTACGCGGTCAAGAGGTAGGTCAGGGTTGTAGTTGACGTTACCTGGGACGTTGAATCCAGTGGTTGATGCAGTACCTGCAGCAGCCGATGACACACTAGCACCAAATAGAGCACTGAGGGTAGTGATCGCACTTCCACGTGTTACCTGTGCAGTAGCTGCAATTGTTTCAGTAGCAGTAGTGCTCGAAATGGTTGCAGTAAAGGTATTAACACCAGTCACAGTAATGGCTGCAGCAGTTATGTTGAATGCTGCGTTAGTTACGAATCCGGTAACAGTAACAAGTTGACCAGTAACTAGACCATGGGCTGCAGCGGTGTAGGTAGCTGTAGTACCAGCAGCAGTACATGATGTAATTGCAGCACGACGAGCAACAGCAACGCTAGTTCCAGTTGTACCTGCAAGAGCAGTGAATGTACCGTTGAAGATGCTACGAGTAACTACAGCAGACGAGCTGTTAACTGCAACGCTAGTTACAGCAGCAGCATTGGTCTTAGCGTAGGTGATGTCGTTAGTTGACACTGTAGCTACACCGTAAGTACCATCAAATGCGCTGTCACCAATAGAAACAACAATTTTGTCACCAACTACTACACCGTGGCCAGCTGCAAGAGTTAGCGTTACGGTAGAAGTGGTAGCAGCTTTATTAGTTACTAGGTAAGTTGCGTCTGCGTTAGCTACCGTTAGGCTGTCACCAACACTGTAAGTGTGGCTTTCTGTAGTAGCCAAAGTGATCGCACCAGCAGTAGTAATTGCCACAGTCGATAGTTTGTAGTTAATACCATCAAGCGACTCGACAGCACGGTAGTTTGGAGCACCAAGTTCGGCACCGCCTTCACCAGCGTAGTTCCAAGTGTAGAATCCATTAAGACCTACTGGAGCCCAGGCTGAACGTGCATAAGCGTATGGACGCTCAGCTGCAGTTGGGAACTCCCAACGGCCGTCAATACCGGATGCAAAAGTAGGGTTTCCTAGACCATAACCTTCAAAGGTGTTGGCTAGTAGACCGTTTTCAATAACGCGGTCGCCTGACTGACGTAGCTTAACGTATGGGAATACCCAGTAGAAGTAAGGAAGAGTTCCAGACTTCTTACCGTTCTTGATAGCCCATGACCAAGCTTCAATGGCAACACCGTTACCTGCTGGGTCATCTCCAACGCCTGGAGCTGCCCAACCGATTGACTGGTTGTTAGCTGATGCAAAGGTTCCTAGGTTCTTACGAAGTAGTAGACCACCAGATAGCAGAGAGGTTAGCTCTGGGTCTGGCTCACAAATCGCAAGTTCCATAGTGATACGCTTTAGGGTGTCTGGAGACTTGTAAGTTACGCAAACAGTACCGTTAGCGGACTTCTCAGTGATCTCGTCACCTTCTTCGTATTCAGGTGTAAATGACAGGCGCATGAAAGCAGACGTTACGTAGCTGTCACCCGGACCCGTCATCAAGTTGCCAGATGCGTCCAAGCGGGTGACACGGATTGACACACCTTGGATGCTGGCTGCATAATCTTGAGTAGGCATTGCCTTTTCTCCTTCTTACTTAATTGATTGAGTTGTTGGTTATGCTGCGGTCAAGTCGACGCGAACAGCAAGGTGTATCGAGGTTCCAAAGTAAACCGCCGCTGGGCGAATTGCTTTTAGCCTCATGTCATTTTGGTTTCCTGCGACATCATAAGCCTGGGCCAAGTTGTCGTTTACAACATCGATCTTGCCCAAGTAAACTCGAACAGTGCCGGTGGCGTAAATCCATTTGTTTGTGGCTGATGCAGTCTGTGTCCCGTCAGTAACGCTGAGCGGTCCTTGACCTGTGTAACCACTTCCAACGATAACTGGAGTACCACCCATGGTTTGTAGGTGGTCCTTATCTTTCTCGTGGAAAAGCATATTTGAGTTGCTCGACAGAAGAGCAACAACGTCGCGAGTAGCGTGGATAATCCCCTGCTCACCGCCGTGAGAGACAGTAGCAATTGAGTGCTCTAGTAGAGCAAGTGCACGCTTTGGTGAAAGTGCGGCTCCAGAGTTAAGAACTGTTGCCCCATCAATTAAAGCTTTGTTGTCATGACTTTCACCAATACGGATGTCTCCGTGCCATAACTCTCGCTCTAAAGCTTTCTGCGTTACGCCCTCTAGCTGACGCTTTAGACGAGCAACACGATCTATTCCTGAAAAACCTAAAGTAGATCTAACTTCTTCTAGCTCAATGAAGAACGGCTTGATTTCGTCGTAGTAATTTACAGTCGCGTTGTTTACAAGTGTATAGCTGGTGGTATCTGTATCATCCCAGTTCTTTAGGGTATCTACAGTAGTTTCATACTCCTGAGAGAATCCACGAATCCAGCGATCCTCATCTGCTGAATTCTCTGGCTTTACTACGGCAAGTAAGCCAAAAGCGGAGGGCACAATTTTTCCTGCCTCTGCAACGCCATTCTTAGGAAGAGCCATTCTTAATCCTTAATTTAAAGTCTGTAGTCCAGTTACTGGGGCGGCCTTTTGACGGGCCACCCCAACAACTAGGGGTTTATCGATTAAAGCTCGATAGTAGCTGCGGCAGTGCTGCCAGTGGTGTCGCGCAGAGCTGCGGCTACACCGTTGATGCTGATGGTTGAGGTGATCTTGAGAGACTCAATACCAACCTTTGCAACAGCCTCGAATGTTTCAATGAACATCTTGTAGTCGTTTGTGCCAACAAGAGTGCTGTCACGAATGATTCCAAGGTCCAAAGTTCCACCGTCAAGGAACAAGAATGTACCCTCGGCGAATAGGTACCAGTCAAACTCGTCTGGGAACTCAAGAAGTGCGGCAGCACTCTGTGAACCGAAGACGGTCATGTCTGGAGATGATACTAGAGTTACGTTGCTGTGCGATAGGTAACCATCAATTTCTGACTTAGAAACTGATAGAGTGCCATCACCTGGCATTGCCAAGGTTAGGTCAGCTGCCATTGCATCGTATACCCACTCAGGAATGAAAGCCTGAAGCTGGGTGTTTGGGTCGATGCGGTGACGGTTACGGTAAGCAACAGCTGCACGACGGATCTGTACTAGGAAGTCACGACCAAAACCAATTAGGTTAGTGGTAGTAACAGCAGTAGAACCGTTGGTTAGCTGGCTGAGTAGGTTCTGCTCAGCTTCACGAGCGTGCTGTACTAGAGCCAACTCGTTGTGACGAGCGATCAACTCTGGGTAAGCACGAGTCATCAAGTTACCGAACTGTAGCTGTAGGGTTACAGCGTCAGTTGACTTGGTGTTTTCAGCAGCAGCTGAAACAGTCAAGCTGGTCTTGGTGGCTGGGCTTGGAGTAGTAGCTGAGTCGTTTGTTGCAGTCCATACACCAACAGCGTTAGCATAAGTGCCAGCTGCGAATGAAGGTGGAGTAACGAAACGGATACCACCACGGTCAGCCTGGAAGCGAGGCAGAGCATCGCGTAGAGGACGAACGTTGGTT